GCCTCGATCTGAAGGCCGTATTTCTGGGACGCGGTGGATGTCGGCAGCGGCTTCAGGCGGCAGTTGGAGACGATGAAATCGGTAACGACACCTGAGATATGAATGCCGTCGTTGGTATTCGGCGTCGCCACGCTATTGCCCGCCGCCGTGCAGCCGGTGAAGGTGATATCGCTCGACGGCGCCGCGACGTGGAAGCCGTGGCCGTTGTTGTTGATCGCGATGCAGTTGGAGAAAGTCACATCCGTCGCGTTCTTGATCGAGAACCCGTTGCGGCCCATCGTGCCCGCCCAACAGCCGGAAAGATGCACGCGCGAGACGTAGGTGCCCGCGTTGGTCCCGTCGAAAAACCAGCCATCGGCCAACCCGGCGACGTCGCCGCTTCCCGCGCCATCGCACAGCACGTTGGCCGCGAAGATGTTGGCGACATAATTGTAGCCGCCGGTCAGGAAGACCGAGATGACGTTCACGCCGAACTTAAACGCGGCGATGTTAACATTGGTAAACGAGAATGTATCGCCCGCTTCGATGATGATACCGCTACCGTTGATATTGGTTGGCGCACCCAGCATTTCGGTGTCGGAAATGAACCCCATGCCTCCGTAGGCCGCGCTGTAGAAGACGCCATTTTGCATGACATTGACGAAGTTGCAGTCGGTGATGCTGGTTCGGTAGGCGATATGCGCGGCGTCGCCCAGGAACTGCACGATCTCGTAGCCGCCGTCCGTCCATATCCGGTTGAGTTTGGCGTTGTTCGAGTTCGTGAAGTTGAACAGCCCGCCATCCGTCGAAGTCTGGAACGGCGTGACGACGCTAAAGTCCGTCAGTGTGATATCTGGCCCCGCGAACGTCATAAAGTCGGCGGTGGTCGAGCCGAACTGCATCACGGTGTTCTTGCCGGCGCCTTCGATCTTCAGCCACCCCGATGCGTAGGTCAGTGGCCCGGTGATCCTGTAATCGCCGGAGGGGATGTAGAGTTTGCCGCCACCCTGGGCCGCGATGGCGGCGAGCGCGGCGTTGAACGCCGCCGTGTCGTTCGCCACACCGTCGCCCTTCGCGCCGTATTGCTGCGGCGTTACCGCGAAATTGCTCAGCACGTAGCTACGTAGCTGCGTAGCGGAGAACCGGCCGCTCCCGGCCCGCTCGCCGACGACGGACGAGGTATCGTTCAGCGCCCCCAGATCGGGCATGTCAACGATGCGAACGCCGGGGAATGTGCCTGTCGTGACGCTCATGCCAGCGGTGCTCCGGCGAGGAAAATTGCTTCGCCCGGATCGGTCAGCACCGCCGGGTTCGGGTCCGTCAGCATGATCAGCGGCGCGACCGCGCGCGAAACCATCGGGCGGACGTGGATATGCCCCTCGGCGAGCAGTTCGGCTTCGTAGCCACCGTCCGCATCGAAGTAGATCGCCCACCGGCACCGACGCGGCCAACAGCCCATCGTGCCGGGCGGGACGACGATGGCGAACGTGCCGGTCGTGGTGTCCAGGATCACGCCCGTCGCCGACCACAGCACCGTCCCAGGCCCGGCGACGCCGCCGCCATACCAACCGCCCCAGCCGTAGTCATCGCCAGACCCCCAACCGCCGAAGTGCGGCCCGTAGCCGCCGCGGTGATCCGGCCAGACGAATAGTGAGACGGCCGGGCCGCCGATGCCGCCGGAGAGCTCAATGGGCAGCGCGTCGGGACTGTCGCGATCGACGATCGAGACGTTGAGCGTCACGTTATCGGTGCCGCCCAGCACGAGGTCGCGTGTCGGCACGCGGATCGGTGAGACGCGATCGAGCGGGAGGGTCAGGGCGAGTTGCGTCATCAGTGCGCCCCCAGACACTTATCAAGGATACGGGCCAGCATCGCGTTACGTGCTTCCATGTTGGATTGCAGAATCCACAGCGTGGCGCCCAGGAAGATGACGTTGAACAGCGCGAGCATGAGCATCCCAGGCGGCAACGCGCCGACGAGTTGTTTGAGCAGCGCGGTAAGGCCGGGGGCGCGTCCGCTCTCGCTCATGCGTCATCCCAGACGCGCGATGACGGTCAGCAGCCCCGTTACCGGCGAGGTCGTCGTGGTAACGCCGTCCACCTTGATGCCGCCCAGCGTCACCGTGCTGGCGATCGGCAACACGTAGGCGGGCGTGGATGGCAGGCCGGTGCTCGTTGGGTAATCGGAATAACGAAGGCGATACGCCATATTACACCTCGCTAAAAATATTCGGCTACTGTGCGCTCGCCGCTTGTCGGTAGCGCCACGTAACGAAAGATGGCCACCATCGCCAAAGCCGCGTCTTTCGGATCGGTCTTCCGCTCGAACAACGGCGCGAGGGCATCGGCGGTGAGGGTGACATAGGGTGTGCCCAATGCGTCGGGAATGTCCTGGCTCGACCATCGCGCGATACCGCGCATCACCAGATCCTGATGCACACCCATGACCGCCTGCACGGCGTTGTCGTCCGCCGACAGCACCATCGCGCCATGGCGAACGCGCGCCTCCAGCAACGCGAGCGCCGCCGGGTCGGACGCCTTGCCGAAGCTGGTCGCCATCTGGCCGGCCGCCAACTTAGTGAATTCCTCGGTGAACGCACGCGGCACGGCGGCTCCGTCCCACCAGATGACGCCCTGAGCATCGAGCGCGGCGTGAACCGATGCCACCTTGTCGAGCGCCAGTGCCTGATCAGAGGGAATGGGCGTTTCGTCCGAGGCGATGACGCCCAGTTCAACGAGCGCCATCGTGGCGATCGTGGCGACGGGGATCATTTCGGTCAGGGTTGGGCTGTCATCGAGCGGAACGACCCGAACGCCCAGCAGGCGGAGGGCTTGTTGGGCGATGGTCGAGACGGGAACGGTCATCAGATGCTCCCGCGCTGTTGCATCAGCCACAGCCATTGAGCGTAGCGCGGATCGTTCGGGTTCATCGGAGTCTGCCTCGCGTTCGCCGGCAGCCACCCCTCGACCTGAACGCCGCCGGGGGCCTGTTGAAGGAGGTTCTCCTGGGGGACGCCGCGCATCATGTAGCCGGGGCCAGGGATCGCGGGCTCCGGCGGTTGCTTCTCCATGCGCGGGTCTATGTCGTTGTCGCCGCCCTGGAGTCTTCGGAGGCGTCCCGACCAACTATCGTCCAGAGGTGGCGCGTCCGAGACAAAACCCTTGCCGTGTAGCCCAGGCGGCGGCGGGCCCATACCGGGCGCGCCGCCGGGCATCGGCAGGTCAGGCATCCCGCTGAAGTCCGGCTGTAGCATCGGCGCCGGCCAACCGGGCATCGGCTGGTCGGGCACCTCGCCGGGCGTGACGACTGACGGCGGGGTTTCGTCGAGCGGCAACATCAACTTGTTGCGCGCGTCCGCTATGCGCGCATACGGCGACGCATACCCCGCCATCATCCGGTTTGGTGCGAGCACGTTACCGGGACGCCGCCCCGGCGACGCTGCCCGCCGGTGGTGTCGGCACGTCGTCAGGCTCGGCGATGATGCCCGCCGCGAGGCTGGACATGCGCGTGGCGTGCCCCGAGACCGAGTGGCGTGTGCTTGCCGGAGGCTCGGGCGGAACCCACGGCTCGCCGGTCGGCGGGCCTGACGGATTGGTCGGATCGAGGCCCACGGCGATCAGGTGCGCGTCCCGGATCATCGTGTTTTCCTCGATCGTGCCGCCCGCGCCACCGCGAGCGCCGAGGCTGCCGTCTCCGTTGTAGTCGAGGATGATCTGCGCCCCGATGGAGTTGGACGCCATTAGTTCGCGCTGCTCCGCCGTGCGCCCGAAGACGTCAGCGGTCGCGGCGGCTTTCGGCTTCGTTTCGGCCGCTGCTTTCTTGCGGTCGTCGTCGTCGTCGTGTTTCGTTGCCATGTCGGGATACTCCGTTCGGTTAGAGGAGGCGGCCAAGGCGTTGCGCGAACTCGATGGGGTCGGTGGCACGCTTACGATTGTTGCAAGGTCCACACGTCAACTGGATGTTGGCGATCCAGTTCGAGCCGCCTTTACTCAACGGCTTGATGTGGTCGGCGTGATATCCACTCTTCAGCGACGCGCGGCAGTAAACGCACTTGCCATTCTGGGAAGCGTAGAGCGCCTGGATTTGTTCCCGTGTGTGGCTGCCTTCGGCGGCGTGGAGTTTGGCGCGGTAGTTGCGCCTTCTTGTCCGCTGACCATCGGGATTGGCGGCGTTCCACTC